AGTCAATTCGCTAACTCAGTTGCCATTGGTGCTAGTGCCGGTCAAACCGCTCAGGCATTCGGCGCAGTCGCTCTTGGTAGTGGTGCTGGTCGTCAGAATCAAGGCGCTTACTCTGTTTCTATCGGTTATCTAGCAGGCTACTCAACTCAAGGCGCTAACAGTGTCGCCATCGGTTACGGTGCCGGAGCAACAAGCCAACACGAGAATACAATAATTCTAAACGCTACTGGTGCCAACTTGAATAGTGCGGCAGCCAACTCGTTCTACGTGAACCCGGTTCGTAATGACACTGGCAATACAACGAACTTGATGTATTACAATGCTACGACTAAAGAAGTGACATATGCTTCCGCTTTAGCATTCTCACCAGATCGTATCTCCAACGGCACTAGTAATGTTGTGGCAACGGCATCTGGTAATGTAACCACATCTGTCAGCGGTACAGCAAATGTATTGGTAGTCACCCCAACTGGTGCCAACATCACGGGTACAGTAACTACCGGTAACTTGACAGTGACATCAACTGCCAATCTAGGTAGCATTGCTAACGTCAAGATTGCTGGTGGTAGCACAAGTCAAGTCCTTTCAACTGACGGTGCTGGTAACCTATCATGGGCTTCGGTATCCGCTGCCGCAACTGCCAACTTTTCTAACTTCGCTGGCAATGTGACTGCCGCCGCTCAAGCGAACATCACAAGTGTCGGCACTCTAACTTCACTCACTGTGTCTGGTCTAATCACCGGCAATGGTGGTGGATTGTCAAATGTAACTGGTTCCAATGTAGTCGGTAATGTCACTTCAGCGATCACCGCCAACTTTGCTAACTTCGCTGGTAATGTAACAGTCAATGCTCAGCCAAATATTACTTCAGTTGGTACACTAACTTCATTGGCTGTAACTGGCAACATCTCTGGTGCCAATATCATCGGCGCTCACTATGGTGCTGGTAATAACTTGAGCAATATTCAAGGTGCTAATGTCACTGGTAATGTCACTTCAGCAATCACCGCCAACTTCGCTAACTTTGCCGGTAACATCACTGTAGCCTCTCAGCCAAACATCACTAGTATCGGTACTCTCACCTCATTGACAGTATCAGGTAATGTAACTGGTGGTAACCTAGTGACCGCTGGTAATGTGACTACTGCCAACCTAACTGCTACTGCTAACGTATCCCTAGGCTTCGTGTCCAATGTTCACATGACAGGCGGTACAAGTGGTCAGTTCCTACAAACAGACGGTTCGGGTACTCTAAGTTGGGCAACAGTGTCACTAGGCGCTGCCTCTAACATCTCTAACGGTACATCAAACGTCGGTATTGATACACTCAACGGTAACGTGGCGGTCAAAGTCAACGGTACTACAAACATCGCTGTGTTCAGCACTGCTGGCGTAAATGTCGCTGGTACATTGAACGTGACTGGCAACATCAATGGTGCTAATTTGACTGGCGCTCACTACGGTGCCGGTAACAACTTGAGTAACATCCAAGGCGCTAATGTCACCGGTAATGTCACTTCAGCGATTACCGCTAACTTCGCTAACTTTGCTGGTAATGTAACGGTAGCGGCTCAGCCAAATATCACATCAGTTGGTACACTAACATCTCTAGCTGTAACTGGCAACATCAATGGTGCTAACATCACTGGTGCTCATTATGGCGCTGGTAATAACTTGAGTAATATTCAAGGTGCTAACGTCACTGGTAATGTGACTAGTGCTATCACTGCTAACTTTGCCAACTTCGCTGGCAACGTGACTGTGGCGGCTCAGCCTAACATCACTTCAGTTGGCACACTGACTTCACTCACTGTAACAGGCAACACTACAAGCGGCAACCTAACAACAACCGGCACAACTACAACGGTAGCACTAAACGCTACTGGTAATGTGAATCTAACAGGTGCTAACGTGTCACTAGGTGCGGTCGCTAACCTCAAGATCACTGGTGGTTCTAGTGGCCAGGTACTAAGTACGAATGGCTCAGGAAGTCTTACTTGGGCGGATGCCCCACAAAGTACTGGTATAGCGAACGGGACCAGCAATATTACTATACCCACGGCTAGTAGTAATATAATTGGATTCGTAAATGGGGTACAAAGTCTACTCATTGGCAATTCGTTAGGGGTGACAGCCATGGGCTCAAATGCTGGTAGTTCCGCTGCCGCATATGTGGTCGCTATTGGTAATGAGAGCGGCAAATCTTCAGGTACACGAAGTGTTGCTGTCGGTTTCCAAGCGGGTTCTAGTAGTCAAAGTTCGGAAGCGGTTGCCATAGGATCAGCGGCTGGTCTGAATTCTCAACAACTTGGCGCGATCGCGATGGGGTACAATGCTGGATTGAGTAACCAAGGCGTGAAGGCAGTGGCGTTGGGGCATAATGCTGGTAATAGTGCCCAAGGCAGCTTCAGTATCGCAATCGGTGCTAATGCTGGCATGACTAGTCAGCATACCAACTCCATCATTCTGAACGCCACTGGCAGCAACTTGAATTCAACAGCGGCAAACTCGTTCTATGTGAACCCAGTTCGTAACGATACTAGTAACGTAGCGAACGCCTTGTACTACAACGCCACGACAAAAGAAATTACTTATGCTCCACCAGCATCACCAACAAGTTTAGTCAACGGTACATCTAACGTAGTTGTTGCTACTAATTCTGTCTCTGTTGGTATTGGTGGAAGTAACATTTTCCTCGTGGGTCCGATTGGGGCTGAAGTGGTGGGTTACCTTTCAGTTAACAAGATATCATATCTCGGAACAGTAATAGAAAAATTCAATAACATTACTGGGGCGACGGGCGTGGTAGTACATAATTGTTTGAGTAACTCTATTTTTACTCACTCGTCAATCGCTGCCAATTTTACTCCTAACATTACCAGTCTAGTTATAAATCCAAACTCCGCAACGGTAGTAACATTGATGTTGACACAAGGAGCAACTCCATACATTCCTAACGCGCTTCAAATTGCTGGTGTTGCTCAGACAATCAAGTGGCAAGGCGGAACTGTTCCGACAGGTAACGCCAACAAACTTGATGCTGTGGCATTTACCATTTTCTGTACGGCGGCCAATACATACACCGTTACTGGTCAATTGGTAAGTTACGGTTGATAAATGTAGAAGAGCCTCCGTGAGGCTCTTCTACTATAAAGGATAAACAATGCTAAGTACTATTTCTGGTTCATATTTTGCGGGGCACTATCTGACAGTCCCAGTGGTCATTAATAATGACCCTAAACCCTTGCCTACAAATCTTGTAGTGTATTATGATATTGCAAACTCTAGCTCATTTACTGGATCGTCAATAGTTAGTTTGACAACTACAACAAACACCGCTACTGGTGGAGTTTCTCAAAATGATGTTGACTACGCTGTTCCAAAGAACCTAATGTCTGGGGCATCATTCACCCTAAGCGGCAGCAGCACCGCCTATATTAGTAGTAACACAACATCAACGGTATCTTTTTGGTTCTATTTTGAATCTAATCCGACATCACAACTAACATTGCTCAGTATTTACGATTCCAATGTGACGACAAAAAAGGTTGTACTATACTTGACCTCCAGTGGAACAGTCACTCTGATAGCGTCTAATGAAACTGGTGAGAATACCATGACTACGCCATCCGCCTTAGCCCCCAACCAGTGGCACATGTTCACATTCATTTATGGAACAGCGGCAGGAACAGCGGCAGCCCTATTTGTTGATGGGGTCAATGTGACAAACTTTACAGTTCCCGCCACAAGCACCGTTGGTACAGTACAAACCACCTTGTTGACATTCGGTCTACGAGGGACATTATGGTCAAAATATATGATGTGGAATGCCCCACTAACATCGGCACAGATTCTTGGTATGTATAATGCTCAGAAAGATTACTTCAATCCACCAACATTGGCAGTATTCTACGATATTTCAAACGCCGCCTCTTACTCAGCAGCATCCCAGACATATATTGGTGATGTATCTACTTACGGCTCAACATTGGGTATATCTTCTTTTGTCACATCAAATTATATCGCCACTGCACCGAAGGCAATGGGATTAGGCACAACTTCTAGAGCAATTGGAGCTAGTCAGCAGATTAGACCCTTTGGAAAAAACCCAATTACTATATCATTTTGGATAAAGGTAGGGTCACTCCCTCAACCCGGTAGGTTCTTATTTTACATGAGGACTAGTTCTTATTCGTATACCCTATCGGCGTCAAGTTACCCAAATGGTTCTCCATATGCGGGTGCTAGCGGCGTGATTGGATTTGCCGGCACTGGTATCACTACTGGACAGGGGCTTTCTGGAAATGGCGCACTAGTGGCGGGTGTCTGGAGAATGATTACTCTTGTGTATGCTTACACGGGAACTGCCAGCGTCTATGTAAACGGTTCATTGAGTTCAACCTTCAATGTGGCTGGTAGCGCGTGGGAAAAGTCTAGCTATACTCTAGAGTTATCAATGCTGGAGGGCGGCGGTTATACGGCAACTGGAACTATATGGTCACAGTTTAGAATTGAAAGAAAAGGATATTCTGCATCGGATGTTGCTACTCTATTTGCTAATACTCGTGGATACTTCGGCGTGTGAAGCATAAATACCATATAACCCACAAGGATTCAAAATGAAGATAGAAGAACTGTTGCAGAAAATACTCAACATCGCTATGAAAGATGAGCAGCCAGAAGTCACAGGACTAGAGACTGAAATTGAAGATGGTGTGTTCTTGCCACCACTACAACTAAACATGGAGTTGATGAAGAAGGCTGTCGGCGTGGATAATGTCTTAGACCGAGAAGAACAAGAGGACTTTGAAGGCGAGTGGCAAGACATGGCAGTAGATGACGGTGGTTGTGGATGTGAGTCAGACCCACTTGATGCCATTCGTCGTAACGCTGGTCTACCAATTGACGCTGAAGTTGAACACCCAGAGGCAATCGTTATCAGTCAGGGCATTTCTGAGCCACGATTCTAATCGCCATGAGTTATATTCAAGAACTTTTCACAAGTAGAAACAACGGCACTGGCAGAGATGGTTATGTCGGTAAACAAGGCCGCATCTGGTGGGACCCTGTCACTAACTGCTTCTATTACTCCGATGGTATTACGCCTGGTGGTATACCGATTGGTGGCCGAGCGGTTGATGTATTCGGTGAATTAGCCACAGAGACATACACCGCGTCAAGAGGACAAACATTGTTTGAACTTCTACACGCTCCTAGTGGACAAGTAACAGGCTCTATCAACGGCGCTACTGTGGCGGCTAACTCCCTCACTGAGAATCTATCTACCATTACATACGATCCATTACTAAACGATGAATATGTTCTCAGGGATGGTGATCAGGTCACATTCAGTTATCTATATGGCACGGCGAACGCCAGTACCCTAGCCCAACTAGCGGATGTTCGCCTCACCAGCCCTAAAGATGGCTCAGTGTTGATGTACGACGGCACCATGAACTTATGGGTTGCCGGTAACCCAAGAGGCTCGCTACAATATGGCATTGAAAATGGCACCACAACCGTCAAGATTCTAAATCCGAATGGCAGTGTAGGATTCACCATAGCTGGTGTACAGAACAAGATGACGGTTGGTCCAATGGGTATCAATCTACAGAATGCTGGCTATTATGTAAACGGTCACTTGGCAGTCAATGGTCCATCCTTACAGATTGAAAACAAGAACACCGCTGTAGAGTATGACGCTTGTGACAGACCGGTCGACATTGCCTACAATCAAATTGTATTACCGGATGTGCCAACAATAGTTGAATATTCTAGACTTTGTTGGGACACTGCTAATAGATTCAACCCCACTGATACTGATATTACTATCGCTGGGGATGCCATCCAACCATGGTCATGGAGACCAAAGGTAGATGGGTACTATGCTGTAACTGCTAGATTGACTTTTGATGATCCCGCTACACCTATCGGATCAGCCTGTACTGAACTCGTATCAGAAGAATTCTTATCAAGAGCGGCACAGACGGTGTTCTATGTTCAACATGTGCCAAAAGGCTCAGTTGTATTCGCAATCAACGGCGCTACTGCTCCAGCATCTGCTTACATTATTGATGACAAGAAAATAACATATGTTCCTGAAAACAACAACGGATATGTGTTGTTAAAAGGCGATGAAATTGGTATAAATTATATCAAAGGCGGCTCAGCCTCATTATTCTTCAAAGCCGACAGTATTGTTTCAGATGTTGGCCAGACAGAATTCACTCTATCCTCTGTTTCAACTGGTGTAGTCATGGCAAGTCTAAATGGCGCCACGCTACCCACATATGCTATGATTATTCAAGGCACTAACGCCGTATACTCGCCTGTTGCCAATGATGGATACATAATCCGTGAGGGAGATGTTATATCATTCAACTACTTTGTTGGTAGTAGTGGGGGTAAAGTGTTGACCGCTGATAGTTTCTACGCTCGTAGAAGTCAACTAGTATTCAATCTATCAGAATACCCAAGTGGTACAGTCATTGCTAGTTTGAACGGCGCTGTACTACCGCCGTCGGCGACATCCGTAGTTAGAAAAGCGGTAATTTATTCAGCCGAAGGCAACGGTGGTTATGTTCTAAGAACCGACGATGTGATAACATTTACATATATTGGTGTTGATACTAAATTCGGCAGTGAAGAGTGGTCGGCATTGAGTATAATGGTCAATGGCGTAACGGTATCTACTGGTTGTAAGGCAGATTGGATTAGTAAAACAATTGATGTTGAAGTTGATACTCAGTTGTTGTTGACCTCTATTGATAATATAGCCATCAAGGTATTCCATCATACTGATCAGCCACTCAGAGTTCTCAAATCTGTGTTATCTGCCACTATGATCAGGGGCATAGAATAACAGATTTTTGATAAATAGAATCACACAACACAATTCCGTGTTTTATGGGTGAAATACCCGTAGTGGGCTGGAACCCACAAACAATAAAAAGAAAGAGGCTCCACATGGCACGCCCACTAAAAATTCAGAAAACAGCAATTCAAGCAGGTTATCCTTCAGGTCAATACGGCATTGTTGGTGGTAATACAACTCTAACAGGCAATCAAGTAAAGTGCCGTGTAAAAATTGGTACTGCGGCAGAAGCGGACGGTTGGATAATCCGTCAAAAAGGCGCTCGTAAATATTTGGTATCAGATGGCACCAATACTGGTCATTGTGTCCTTGCCGACACCGTAGACGGCAATTTAGCAGCCAACACAATGACAGTAACAGCAACATTACTCAATGCTTCAACTGTTCGTCTAGCAAAATTCGGCGATAGTTATGGCTACTCATTCACTGGTGTTGGTTATTACTTGACATTTGGCGCAGCTGCCGGAGTACCAACTGGTGGTATTTGTGCTGTTGTATCAGTAGCCAAAGCCTGATAATTATTCCTCAAAACAAAAGCCGCTTTAAGCGGCTTTTGTTATTTCAGACTTTCAATAATCAAGTCTATTTTTTGTCTGATTATAGGATAATTTAGAGTGTTGTACAATCCACTGTGTAAGGGTCTTGGTAATACACCATCATTACTCCAACAATACGCTAGATGTTCATGATTAAGAGTAGGTAAAAATTCATCAGTGATCGGGCAAAAGAAGGTATGATAACTGAATTTGCCATCGGGTGATGAATAACACTCTATTGGAAATAACTTGGCATTCTCAGGCCAATATCCAATTTCTTCCTTACATTCACGCTCTAACGCCTCTCTCAAGGATTCACCACGCTCAACTTTACCACCAGGCAATCCCCATTCACACATTTTACTACTTCGTAATAGGTATAGATTTCTCTTGGTGTGTTGAGTATAGAACACTACGCCAACAGCATTTATAGGTCGTCGTTTAGCGTCAATCATAAGATTATTCGGAAATCGCCAGCATCAACGAATCCTTCCCAAGATTTTTGCCATTGATACTCACTGAACCTATATTGAATTCCGCTTGTCAAGTTAGTAACATATTCAATCGCTATGGTATCAATGGCAGTGAACACGACGTTCCAATCAGTGCCATCAAATTCAATGATATCGTATGTATTAGCACCTGATGTAAGTCCAGGCCAATCGGGTAGCACCGTGCCAGAATAAGGGTATTGAGGTGGAATATCATTGATCAACAAATATCGTTGTCCACTGATAGCATTCGGTAAACCTGAACCTGGTCTCTTCAAATCTGGGTCAATGATACTGTTTACAGGAGCAAGTGTATTGGCAGGTAGAGTATCAGCGTCAATATTGAAGGTCAACAAGCGATCATCCACTGGGTCATATTCAATAGTGCCGACAATTTCAGACGCTAGATATGGATTCTCAATAGCAATCATACTTACACCAGACTCCACAACGCCATAAGCATTCAAAAAACTATGCCAGAATACATCAGTGTCCGGACCCACCATTGGTAATTCTAAGGATTCATTTGGCGGATCAAACACCGCTGTTGCCGGTAAAACTTGAAGTTTATTACCGACGAGTAACAACTTATAACCGTATGGAGTTACCTTTGTTCGTGTGCCAAGCAACATAGCGTCATTTTGAATATCTTCAATAGCGTGACCCTTGTGAATACTAGCAATGACCTTGTGAATTACATTCATCTTCTTAACTTTGATAGGGCTAGATATCCAGATTGGCATGTAGAACTTTACTGTCATGATGTCAATTGAGTTGGTGGCACCCTGAGGGATAGACCTACTTGTCCAAGTAATGCCGTCCTGGTATACTACGCTAAGACTTGACCAGTCAATGAAGTTATCGGTACTTTGAATTTCAAAACTTGGGTTGAACATTACCATGAATTGTTCAAAGATTTCTAATTTCTGTTGGATACTGGATGTCCAAATATCAAGTGTTACTCGTAGAGTATAAGGAACAGGCATTATTCGTTCAACAGTAAAGGCATTGCCCTGAGTACTCTCATACAAGCCTGTTGTCGGATTCAATGTCCGTTGTCTAATGTTCATTTTATCAACAAAACTAGCGTCCTGCATACGGCTTTGATCATACTCAAGACCAGAAATGTAATAGGACATCATTGGTGTAGACGGTAGTGTACTGGCACTGTTATTAGTGAGTGCCGCTGCTGCTTGCCTACTCATGTCACCGTAGACAACGGGTACCCGGCGCAATACAGGATTACCCTTTGCATCGTTACCGTATTGAACATCAAAGTTAGAACACAGAGCGGCGAACTGAACAAGAAATCGCCTGGTCTGGTTGTCATAGAAAGTATTGGGCCATCTGGCTTCCTCCTGTATAAATAAAGGTGTGGTTCGTGAGACGG